TGCAAAACTAATACCTATAATTCCTCCTTCCCTTGGTCATGGTCATGATTTGTATACAGAATTAGGAACAGATCGTGTTATTGTTTATGCTCGATTTGATGATTCAACAAAAGATTTTCCAATTGATACAAAATTTTCACAAGTTGGCATTGTAAAAAATCCAACAAAGGTTGGAACTGCAATTACTTACACTGATAGTACGTACTCTTCAGTAAAGGCACTCAAATTTGAATCTGTAAGTGGATCACCACAAGTAGGTGAGGAAATCACACAAACTTTAACAATTGCACCAAATATAGGTAAAGTTGCAACTGCTTATGTAGCATCTTATGATTCGGAAACAAAAGTATTGAAGTATTTTAGAGATCGCTCTCTTAACTTCAATAGAACCACATATGATCACACTGATTATATTGGTATTTCTACCGCTGGAAGAATATATGAATTTGAATCAGGAATAGGAGTTAATAATGTAGATGGTAGAACTTCATCATTCTCAGGTTCAATCTCTCAAAGTTTTTCTGGGATTACAACAAACCCCACAGGCACTAAGTTAATTAACTTAGGAGTTAACTTTATTTCAGGTCTTTCTAATTCAGAGATAAATAAAGGGTCAGGAGAAGTAATTTACTTAGATAATAGACCTTTGATAGTCAGAAACTCTCGTCAAAAGGAAGACATTAAAATCATACTCGAATTCTAACAATGCCACAAAAGACTAATTTAAATATATCTCCTTATTATGACGATTTTGATAAGGATAAACAATTTTACAAAATACTTTTTAAACCTGGATATCCAGTACAAGCAAGAGAGTTAACTGGTTTACAGTCTCTTCTTCAAAATCAGGTTGAGTCTTTTGGTAAGCATTTATTTAAAGAAGGTTCAATGGTCATACCAGG